GCAAACAAATCAGATACAGAATTGATCCTCACCATCTTATCATTCCCCCTGCTTGGAGTAAATTCAGATACTGGGATTCCCATAGCTCTGAGCTCAAAAATCAAAGGCGCGCCCGAAGCTTTTGCCTCAACGATGAAAGCATCTGGTTCCCACTCTTTGTAGTGGTTGAACGCTTTCTCCTTTAGCTCAGGAAACTCCATCCTCTTTTTAAAAGCATCTAACAGGATCACGTTAGGGTCATTGGGGTTCTCGTCTTTATAGAAAACACCCCAAGTCGTGCAAGCTGAGTAGTCGCTTCTCTCTGATTTAGTAAACGCCGTGTCCCAACTCTGGATGATGAACTCACAAACTGGAGGACGGTCTGGCTCCCATATCTTCCACCAGTCCCTTTTAACAATCGCACCCTCTTCAGATGTTGGGCTTTGTTGGTACTGGGCGTTCCACTTACCCGCGGGTAGTTCTGACTGCAAAGCCAGTAACTCTTCTAGTGACCAAAACTCTGGCCACAGCGGATTGCCACTCGGCAAAATCGCGGGGAAGTCAATCACCTCCCAGTCGTCGTTTCCTTCTTTATCAATAGAGGATTGGATGATGCGGCCGGTCAGGTCTTTTTTGGACCAGCGCGTCATAACTACGACGATGGATCCTCCGGGCTGAAGACGTTGCCTTGGACCAGAGGTGTACCACTCATAGACCTTATCGAAAATCTCGGGACTTGTAGCTGCTAGGGCGGCTTCTTGTTCTGAGTGCGGGTCATCAATAATAAGGAGATCCGCTCCCTTACCAGTAACGGTACCCCCAACACCAATAGCAAAATACTCGCCACCAGAGTTAGTAGCCCATCGACCAGCAGCCTTACTATCAGACCTAAGATTGACGTTTGGGAATATCTTTGCATATTGTTCAGAGTCTACTAAGTTCCTAACCTTACGGCCAAAGCCTACCGCCAGCTCGGCAGTATTAGAAGTCTGGATGATCTTTTTACCGGGGTACTTCCCTAAGAACCAAGCGGGCAATAAAAAGGATGCAAACTCAGACTTTGTATGTCGGGGTGGCATGTTGATGATGACACGCTTTTTCTCTCCTCTGGCTATTTGCTCAAACACCTTAGCCATAACCTTATGGTGACGCCCGTCAATAAACCCTGGCCACATCTCTTTAACAAACTTGGCAAAGTCTACTTGAGCCTTCTCCCTCTTTAGGGATGCCTCGTACTCTGCCAGAGATTCAAAGAAAGCCTCTTGCTCATTAATAGGGAGCTTAGAAATCTTCTCTGTAATAGCGTCTATGTTCATATCTTCCTAAAGCTAACATAACTAGGCCGAATAGACCGCGCACTCTTAGCCAACTTCTTACACGCCCCCATATCCACAAGCTTCTTCATAGTCCTGTGAACATTACCCCTCCCCCTGTCTCCAGTCATTCTCATCACATCATCAATAGACGGGCCATACCCGAACCTCTTCCACCACTCATCAATCACTAGATAAATAGTTCTCTGTTTCTCCGTCATATCGTGTTCTCGCATAGTACTAAAGTAAGGTTGTGTCACAAAGTGACACTCTCAATGTCTCCAAAAGATCACGGGCGTCTTCTCTCCAACGTAGGCTCCTTCGATATTAAACTCAATGTACTCAATAGCCTCGAAGTACTCCCTCCCATCCCTCTCCATCAGTATGCGCGCAATCTCCCCGCCGTCATAAACAAGCACATCTTCTCGAGTATTACTCCTCCATATACAAGCAGTACCAATAGCAGCTTCATCAAAGCCATCTATCTTCAATAGGTCAGCATCCAGCTCATCAAAATCAATCATCGCGTTTCTCCAAAAATATACCCCCACCCCTTTTGTATCAGAAAACATAAGGGGGCCTAGCTCATATCCTCAAACTTGTCTGTGGTCTGGCCAATTTCGGAGGCATCCCCCCGGAAGCTTTTAGACGAGAACTTCTGAATATTTTTTTCTGATGTTCCTTCGTGCAGAACAGTATGCGTAAGGGGCTCCGGCGGGCGTGCGTCGGCGTCGGGGCCTGCCCCTCCGGTGGGGTCGGCGGTGGCGCCTTCTTGCACGGGTGCCGCGAGCTCCGCGAGCAGACTAGCAGCTGCAGCATCGTCGTCGCTGGCCTTTGGCTCCACATCTTGGACCAGCTGCAGCGTGGCCATAAGGCGCGCGCGTATATCGCCGCTCTTGTTGATTGTCGTTATCTCTTTGCGCTCAACGAAGGCGCCCACCTCGAACAGGGACCCGAGCAGCTTCAAGCATTGCACGCGCTGGGCCGGTGGAAAGTCATCATCTAGGGAGTGCTGGACCAGCTGCTGCACTAGTAGCGCCTTCAATTGTGCTGGGGTTCGATGTTTCTCGGCCTCTATTGCCAGCTGATAGGCCGCGATCTCTGCAGCCACTCTACTATCGGCCGCCAGCCTATACGGCGCTGCTACCATTGTGGCCGGTGCTGCGTCTGCCTTATAGCTCTCTCTGTAGCTTTGTGCCTTTGTCTTACCCATGGCGACATTACGAGCGAATGCTTTCATCTTCGAAGTAAGAGCGGGCTTTTTGTTCGGTCCGGCCGATAGTAGGAGCTCGACCGGTATTTGATCGAGTCCCTCCGATATCTGCTTACGGGTTAGCTTCTGAGGCATAGCTACATTGTGGGAATGAATTAAGAATACCGCGAGCATATCCAAAGCCGGCGCCAAATGCAAAGCACACCAGCTGCAGCCCCCCAGGGCAAAAGCCGGACAACACGCAGCCTGGTCGAATACCGGACACCGGACCAGCCACTACGGCCAACGACTAACCAGCTGGAGCACCGGCCGAGCTCCGCGCTCCGGTCCCACCAGCTGCAGCGCTCGAGCTCCGCGGCCCAGCTGGACCGACCAACACCGCAGCCGCCGCCATAACTGAAAACCCTAAGTTGTCACATGCGCGACAGTTTAGCTCTTGACAATTTAAGACAATGCCACACATGCAGTCAACCGAATGCATGTGTTGCCCGTTATAAGGGCCCAACTTAAGGAGTATTTGCACAATGAAACCCCTCTTTTTAATCGCTTGCTCTGCTGCCAAGCTGGACCACCCAGCACCGGCCGCCGAGCTCTACACCGGCCAAGCTTTCAAGCTGGCCAAAGCTGCAGCTGCTGCAGCCGGTGCCGACATTTTGATTTTGTCCGCGTTGCATGGACTGGTTCACCCCAGCCAAGTATTAGCCCCATATAACCGCTCAATGGCCGACATGACCGCGCACCAGCGCCGCATTTGGGCCGGTATGGTAGAGCAGCAACTAGAGCAGCATCGCGACCGGCTGGCCGTATGCCTAGCCGGTAAACACTACGCCGCCGCAACCCAACGCTTTACAAACATCTCCTACCCGCTGGCCGGCGAGGGTATCGGCGAGCAGCTGCACACGCTATCACGCACCGATTGGAAAAACTACTTCGGGACCAATGACAACAAAGGCCTATACAGCTATTTATTTGGAGCTATAGCATGAGACACACACGCGCCGAAAGAATCCGCCGGTTTTTCTACATTCATTCCGATGCACAAGTGGCCGTATTTATGGCCGCGCTCGCATTGATAGAGCTCATATGCTGGGCCGCACTGCCTGAGCCCATCAGCTACGCCGCATTAATTGCGGCCTTCGTGCTGGCCGTTGGCGCCAGCTGCTTATTCTCCGACGCCTACCACCAAGCGCGCCGCATGGATACATGGCCATTTTGAAAGGGTAACCAATGACAAACCAGCAACAAATTCGCGCCGCCTTTTGGGCTGCATTCCCTAACTTACCGCGCCGCCGCTACCGCTACAGCTGGAGCCGGTCCGACAAAACCGCCGAGCTGGTTTTCCCAGTAGACACCCGCTGCGCCTTTGTTGATTATGTCGACCAGCTGCAGCGCGCCGGCGAGATATCCGAGGCGCTCGCAAACCGCGCAACACTTTGAAAGACTAACCAATGAAACACGACGCACACCGCACCAACTACACGCCCGCACAAACCACACCGCCCGACGCCGGCGGCTGGTCCGCGCTGCTGGCCGCTTGTTTTTTCTTTTGTTCAACCGCCGCACTGCTGGCAATTTTTAAGGGGTAATTATGGGAAACCGCGCATTAATAACACTTTCAACACAACGGGCCGCGCCCGCGATATATCTTCATTGGAACGGCGGCCGCGCTAGCGTGCTGGGTTTCCTAAAGGCCGCGCGCCAGCTGGAGATCACGGCCGACAATGACGAGGAACTAATGCAGCAGCTGGGCCGCATGATCGCCGGCCGCTTTTTTGGTGTAGAGCTCGACTCGCTGCATGTTTACAGCTGCGCGTATGGCGAGGGCATGAGCTCCGATAACGGGGTTTACTTAATTAATCGCGAGCTCGAGATTGTCGACCGCCTACAGGCCCCGCCATTTGATGAAGTCAGCGCCGAGAAAACGCGCCTAATTTGTGAGGCCGTGCTGCAAAACCGCGGCGCCACATTAAAACAAACGCGCCCAGCGCTGGAGGTTTAGATTATGGGCTGGACTACTTACAAAATCAGCAAAACCACCACCACCGACCAAGCGCTGCGCCGTGAGCTCTCATATGCCGGAACCGCTGGATTGTGGGAGGTGCTCGACTCCGCGACAGTTGGGAGCACTTGGTATGGCATCATAAAACGCACGATTGACGGCGAGGCCGTGCACTTTGGCATGGTATGCCTCACCCAGCGCCGGAACGAATACCCCCGTTCACAATATATTGAATTCGGTTTTAAAGAGATGAGCGAAGAATGCGGGCCGTTCTACCATGACGCGCCGCTACGGATACTCGACAAGCTCGACGAGCTCGCGCCTAATCCGGTCCCAGCTGCTGCAGCATGGCGCGCCCAGTGCCGCGAGCGCCGCGCCGCCAAGGCCGCCAAGGAAAGACAGCGCCGCGAGATGCGC